ATGAATACGTTTGCAGTTTCTTTTTTAGTCAGACCTTCAAAGGTTAACAAAGCAGGTGAATCCCCTATTGAATTAAGTTTGTGCATTAATGCAGAAAGAACTTATATCAATCTTCCAAGAAAGGTTAAACCTTCCTTGTTCGATTGTAAGAAGCAGGTTATTAAAGGAAGAAGTGCGGAAGCAAAGGAATTGAATGAGTTTTTAAGTTTGATGAAGTCAAAGGTATATGAAGCCCAAACCAAACTTATTGAAATGGATATTCCCGTTACCTGTACCAATATGAAGGATATGATGAACGGTAAAATTGTGAAAAAGCAATATATGTTGTTGGAACTGTACAGGGAACACAACAAAGAATTCTTGGAACAAACAGGTAAAACGGTACGGATGCCAAGTTATATTAAGCACCTGACAGCCTACAACCATTTGCAGGATTACATCAAACTGAAATATAACGGACGTGAAGATATATTCTTGTCTGAAGTTAATTCTTCTTTTGTAAACGGATTCTTTACCTATCTTCTAACCAAGATGCAGAACAACAGTGCGATTGGCAACCTGAAGAAACTAAGGAAGATTACCAATTTGTCTTTGAACAACCGATACATCAATATCAACCCGTTTGTTGGCGTGAAATACAAGTTACAGGAAGTGAAGGTTGATTACCTGACCGAAATGGAACTTGCAACCCTTATGAACAAGGAACTGACAATTGAACGTTTGCAAAAGGTTCGTGACGTGTTTGTATTCAATTGCTTCACAGGCTTGGCTTATATAGACTGCAAGTTACTAAGAAAGGAATATGTTGTTGAAGATGAACAGGGCAATAAATGGATTGATACCAAACGTTTCAAAACAGGTGTCAATTGTAAGATACCCCTGTTACCCGTCAGTGAACATATATTAGAAAAGTACAACTATACACTACCTGTTATAAGCAATCAAAAGATGAACGGGTATTTGAAAGAACTTGGTGATATATGTGGGATTAAAAAAGACCTTCATACACACGTGGCACGTCACACAGCAGCAACTTTATTCTTAAACAATAATGTGGAATTGAATTCTGTATCAAAGATATTGGGGCACACCAATATAAAAATGACACAGAGATATGCCAAGCTACTTGATACCACCATTCTTAAACAGATGGATGTAATGAAAACAAAATTTGCTGTTTGATTGATAAGGGTTGGAACTTCCAACCCTTTTTTGTTTCCACTACCTTTTATCTTTTATCAAAATTCAGAAGATGAAAAGAATAAAGATAGAAGATACATTATATAATGTTCCCGAAAGTTGGGATGATGTCACTTTGGGACAATATGAAAAATGGTTTGATTATGTTGCTGATACCAAGATGAAGGAAGTTGAATTGGTATCACTTATTTCAACCATTCCATTTGACCTGTTATCAACCCTTCCATTATCCTTTTATACTGATGTATTGAATATGGTTAGTTTTGCCTTTGCAGGAAATGATTTCAAACCGTCTAACAAGATTGTAATTGATGATGCAGTGTATTCCGTATCAGTCAAAGATGAACTGACCTTAGCGCAATATGTGGATGTTGAAGCCACCTTTGAAGAAGAAGATAATGATTCACGTTTATCTGAAATACTTGCAATTGTTTGTTTAAGGAAAGGTGAAAAATACGATTCCAAGATATTAAAGGAAAGAAAGAAGTTATTCCAAGATTTGAAGATGAATGAAGTGTTTCCCCTGCTTGCTTTTTTTTTGCAATTAAAAAAGAACTTATTGAAGATTACAACATTTTATTCAAAGGTAGTGGAACAGGCAAACCAATTTGCAAGCCTTATCAGGACTTCAGCAGAAAATGGGGATGGTATAAGGTTATTGCCGAAATTGCAAATGATGAAATACAGAAGTTTGATGAAGTCACTTCACAAACAGTTATCACAGTGTTCAACTTCTTATGTTATCGACTTGACAAAGCACAGGCAGAAGAAGCACAATACAAGTTTGAAGAACAGCTTTCAAAGAATAAAAAGTAAACTATTCAGAAAATGATTGATACAATAGTAAATACATTCAGGGAATTAGCACGTACACACAAAACAATCAAATCATTCTACTATAACAAGAATTATGAATTGGGTGCAGGTAATGAACCACACCCTTTACTTTGGTTGGAAGAACCGATACTTGGAAGTAATACAGGCGTTAATGGTTCTGTATTTTCCAATTCTGTAAACTTTTCCGTTTTGTTTGTTCCTGATGCTGAATACACAACTGAACACCTGCAATCTTTAGCTTTCAGTATCGGGTTGAATATGATAGAGAAAATAAAGCAGGATAAGGAATCTTACTTTACCATTAAGCCTGATTGGACTTATCTAACCTTATCTGATTATTATGATAATAATTGTATCGGATGCAGGTTCAGTTGTAATTTAATTACAAAGAATATCAGTAACCTTTGTTTGTTGCCTGAACAATTTGATGAAAATAAACAGTTGGAAGAAGAAGTAACCATACCTGACTTTGATATTACAGTAACAGAAAACGGTTGTGAAACATTTACAAATAAACTTCCTGATTTTGATATACCTGTTAGAAGATGAATAAAGAGACACTAAAGATAGTAGAAGCAATCGGTAATGATATACTGACTTTGGCAACAATCATAATGGAAGATGATTCAATATCAATTAATGATAAGGTTGGAAAGAACACATTAAAAAACAGTGCTTTAAAATCGGATATGGAACAGAAGATACAGGCAACAGGTAATCCGATAATCCAAACCTTCTTCAATCATTATGTTGTGTACTTGGAATGGAACAGACCTAAGAAGTATGGGAAACAGCCACCGATTGACTGTTTAAGGGATTGGGCTTCAAAGAATGGGATTCCAACGGATAACAGCACATTATGGTTGATTTCAAGGGCAATATGGCGTGATGGGCACAGTGGCAGGGCTATACTTGCAACCCTTGAAAGAAATATTGAAGAACTATTTGAAAAACAGTATTTTGATGAACTGTTTACTGCAATAATAACGGAGTTACAAGACTTCTTTAAAGACTAAAAATAAGAATATGGGATTTTTTACGAACACAAGTATAGCAGATGTAGTTGAAAACAAGAAAATTACATTAGCGCACAACCCTAATTTTGTGATATTCAAAAATAAGAATAGTACAAAAGTACCTGTTGCAATCAATTTAACTGTTGTGGCAACTTATGCAGGTGGTGATGAATACCCTGAAGCCACAGAATTCAGTATTATTGAAGTATCAACAGGTATAAAACATACCTTCAGAGGAACAAATAAGAAGGAAAATCTTAATTCCAACACCTTTTTATTGAATTCCAACCAATCAATTACGGCTGAAAACATCCGTATTGCCTTAATGAAGGATAGTTGGTTAAAGAATAACTTTGAAATAACCATACCATTTGATATAAACGGAACAAATATCAAGAACGGTAATACCATTTATATCACTTCTAAGGGTGCAGGTGAACAGTTTACCTTTACCTTTGAAAATTTGAACAGTACATTTTTGCATTTAAATGGTAATCCTGCATCTTCATCCAATTCAGATAGTATTGATGGTGGTAAGGGTAAAACAGAAATTGAATTGGAATTGTATTCTGATACCAATTGTTTTTTAGGGGTGAAAGATATTCCAACAGAAGCAGACTTTGGTACATATACAACCACGCTATCAAAGCACTACTTTCAGGATGAACTTTGGTTTGAAACGAATAACCTATTATCCAAGAAGGTTAATTATAAAACTGATTTCCTTACATCTTCTGATTGGGTTGATACGGGTACATATACTGATTACAGGTATATAGCCAAAACCTTTGATGGAGAAACACGAACACCATTTTATATTTCAAATGTACTATATGTATTGAATGGGTATGATTACACTTTGAACGAAAATGATTTGACTGATTACGTGTATGATACCCTATACCCCACTGTTGTACAGCCGTTGACAAATGCACCTGATAAGAATTATGTGATAGGACAAACAGAATACTTCAACTTTATATTGTCTGATATGCAGCATAATATCAACATTACACCTGAATTCAATTTTGGTTTAACCTATAAGTATTACACACCTTCAGGCGATTATATAACCACTATCAATAAACAGAATAAGAATAGAAAGAAAATGTATGTTGTAAACACTGTTCAATTGAACCCTGATATTGAAGGGGTTGAAAAGAGTTCCAACAAAACGGTTGGTTCGTTTACAGTAGCCTTAAATAAGGATAACACGCCTATTAGTAAGGAATTGAAGTATAATGTTGTACCTGAATGTTTGAATAGGACAAATGAATTTGCTTTTCTAAACAGGTTAGGCGGTTGGGATTCCTTTAACTTTGGCGGTACATGGAGTACAGAGTTTAAAACGGATGCTTCAACCGTTTATAAGACCCTTCTTCCTGATTATAAGATTAGTTCTGAAATTGAATCAGTATTTAAAAAGGAGATTGAAGAACAATTTAGTATTAAATCAGATATTGTAGATTATAATACTGTTGAATGGTTAAGAGAATTGGCAGCTTCTAAGGTTGTTTATGAATTATATTCTTTGAAGTATATTATTGTAGATGATTTGAATTTGAAATATAATGATGATGATGATAATTACCAAGTTGAAATGAAATATCATTATTCAGACAATTTTAATTCTGTTATCAAGGGATAAAGTATATTTCAGATAGTATGTAAAGGTGGTACGGGTAACTGTATCACCTTTTATCTTTTTTCAAAAAAGATAATGGTAAACGTTGAATTATATATAAACAATCAGCTTTGCGATATAGTTAGCCCTTATGAATTAGGTGTACGATTTCAAAGGGAAATACTAATACCTTCTGAAATTACAACTAAAGATGTTCAGTACAGTTTTACAATTAAACTTCCAACTTCGGCAACCAATAACAAGATATTCAACTTTGCTAATGTTGAGGAAGTAAAGAACAAATTCAATTATGAATATAATGCTATATTGATTGTAGATTCAATAACCGTATTCACAGGTAAATTCAAGATTACTGAAATTGATGAAGAAACATATAAAGGCAACCTTTATATTCCTGCTGCTAAGACTATCAAAGAAATTTTTAATGGCAAGAAAATGACTGAAAACGGTAATTGGTATATACCATTTAAAGATATTGGTTCGGTTGGTGGTTATAATTCAAAAATGATTACTGAATTACAGGATTGCATTTTTCCAATCGTGTTATATGGGCTGTTACCCAAGAATCCAATAAATTCAAATGCTATTGAAAATGGTGAAGTAGTTGGTGAATATACCCCTAAAGATGAATTTGATGATTATGTAAGAATGGGTATTGAAGATTTTCCACCTTCTGTAAATGTTCTAAGAATGTTGAGAAAAATATTTGAAAATAACGGTTATACGCTTGGTGGTACAGCATTTGAAGATACAAGATTAACCAACCTTTTTGTTTCATATAAAAATGAATCTGATTATGAACAGGAATGGAATTGGGGAGATATGGCAAGTTTCAAAGTAAAAGGTAATTGGGAATCAGTAAGAAACAGATGGCAAAATTACAGAACCTTTGAACGAAATATTGAACGTGTTGAATCGGATAAGGGTGCTTTTTATGTAACTGACTTATTAAATTGCAACAGAACTGTTATTACTGAAATAAGTGATACGGGTAGGAATCTAACCACAAGTGTTGAAAAGGATAAATGGAATGATGAAAACTACATGAAAAGAAAAACACTTATCACTATTCCCAAATCAGGATTATATAAAGTAAGATTGAAGGGTTCAATTGAATTGGAACAGGGACGTGATAACAGTGGTAAAGATAGTGGTTGGAAATGGACGGATAACGTAACAGGTAATATATTTACTTCAGGTGGACAATACAAAAGAAACAGATGCAATTACTTTGATAGAAAGCGTTATGAATTACAATTAGTGCGTGATTTTGGTTCAGGTGATTTTGAAACTTCCAATAAAACAACTGTTGGGTTTTACTTTCAGCCAAACAACCCACAGAACAATACTTTTAATGGCAATTCACCTGAAAATTATCCAAAATATTTTCCTAAACCATTTGGCGCACAATTAATTGATGCTTCAACTGACGAAAAATTTGTCAGCGGTTTGCATTTTGGAAGGGTTGATAATGATACGGACTATAACCCACAAGGTTATCAGGCTAATTATATGTTTATCAAGAACGGTTGGAGTTGGAATAAATCTTATACCCAAAAGCAAAAAATATATTCTGCTTATAATAATCCTGATGGCTATTGGTGTTGGGGTACTGATAATGATGCAACTATTGAAACTGACCCTGAAACGGGTGAAGAAGTTGAAGGTGGTGATGATACAATATCTTTGGCTTGGAGACAATCAAACCGTTATCAGGCTAAAATAAACAATATACCAAATTCTTGGTGTGGCGCACGTGATGAAATATATGGTGAAGGTGAATTGTATCAAGTTGTTTGGTTTGAAAAAGGTGAACATCTTACATTATTGGCTGTTGGAGAAGCAAACGATTATAGAAGAAATACAGATAAAACCAAATGGAGCGTTTACCCTGCTTACATGAATGTTACCTTTGAATTGGATGTTGAACCATTCAGAACAGATACATCTTGGATTACCATTAATAATAATGGTAATGGTTATTCTGATATGGATTGGAATGCACCATGTAATTTTTTGAAAGGTCAAATTGACTTGATAAAGTTTCTTCCTAATGATGTGAAAACTGATGAATGGATTGATAATTTCTGCAAAGCATTTAACTTGAAGTTATCACAGAACGGGTTGAAAAACTTTGATTTGGATGTTAAACAGGTAAATTATTTAAGTACCACTTCTGTTATTGACTTAGAAAATAAAGCAAATATCAATTTCAGAAACAATACACCTTTAAATCTGCCTTCTGCTTTTGAATTAGGATTTTCAATTAATCAGGATGAAGAAGGATTTCACAGAACAGGTGATGATGGTGGTGGTAAATTTGAAACGGGTACTATTGATGGCAAAGTGTTAACTCAAACATCAAACTTTAGTTATGGTTGGTATAAGGATATAAAATACATGGGCAGACAAAATGATACAACTAAAGAAGTATTGTCTTTACCAATCATTTCAAGTTATGAAGTATGGCAGGACGATATGACTTATAAGGAAGGTGTTTCTAAAATATATACAAGTTATAATCAAAGGTTTTGGTATTACTCAGGTTATTATTATATTGATTTATTCCTGTATAATGATAATGTGTCAAGCCATTATAGAGGTCTTACAATAGCTGATGTTTCCAATACATTCAATCAGGATAAGATATTGAATTTGGATTATAAAAATAAAAGTAATTCTATTCTAACCACTTATTTCACAGTGGTTGCATCAAATGATACCAACTATACTGAAATAGAATGTTATTTAACCCCTGATGAATATGATAGATTGGACGGTTCAAACTTAGTTAAGTGGAATGGTGATTTATATTACATATCGAGTATTGAAGGGTATGATATAACAGAAAAGAATAAAACGAAACTGAAACTTATCCGAAAGATGAATTAAGATTTAAGTGGTGTGGTTGTAATGGCTGCACCACTTTCTTTTTATCTGTTTCTAAAAAGATAGAATGGATAAGAAAATATTCGTTATTCAGATAGACGGAGTAGAAAAATCATATAATGATGTTCTTTCTTTGGTGGATGCTTTGAAACAGTTGGATAATTCCAATACCACTGTTACTGCTTCAACAACCCGAAAGACAGAAGCCACTACTGAACAGGATAAAGCCCAAAAACAATATCAGGACACTTTAAATAGATTGGCAAAACTTGAAGAAGATGCAACACGCCAACAGATAGCAGCAACCCAAACTTTGCGTGAAAGAAGAAGTGTTGTAGAACAGGAAGTTAAAGTTAATACTGCAAATGAAGGTAGTATTAAACAAATGGGTGCACAACTATCATTATTACGCAAGCAATATGATAACCTTTCTAAATCTGAACGTGAATCTGAAAAGGTTGGTGGCAAACTATTGAAGCAGATTCAAGAATTAGATGCTGCATACAAAGAAGCCAAAGAAAGTACGGGTAGATTTCAAGATTCAGTAGGTAATTATGAAAAGGCAACTGCAAGTTTAGTTGAACAGGCAGGTGAGTTTAAAAAAGGGGTTGGTGAGTTGGAAGACCAATTGGCACTTCTGATTTCACAAGGTGTTGACCCTACTTCAGAACAATTTCAAGAATTAGCAAAACAAGCAGGTGAAGCCAAACGAGCAGTAAATGAAGCAGCAGCAACAGTTGATGCTTATGCTTCTTCTGCAAAGGGTTTATCAAGTGTAATTAATGTTGGTGAATCATTAACGGCTGCATTCGGAACTGCAACAGGTGTAATGAGTATGTTCGGTGTGTCGGGTGAAGAAGTTGCACAGAAGATTGCCCAATTGCAGGGCGTGATGGCAACCCTTCAATCTTTGCAGGTATTACAGGAAAACATAACAAAGAAAGGTACTGCAACTAATCTTCTTTATTCAAAAGCATTAAAGGTACTTGGATTAGACCATAAACAAAACGCTGCTGCATTAGCAACTGAAACGGCTGCACAGGGTGCAAGTACAGTGGCAACAGGTGCAGCAACAGTTGCCACCAAAACATTTAGTAAAGCTCTTATTGCAACGGGTATAGGTGCTATTGTGGTTTTACTTGGTTTATTGATTGCCAACTTTTCCGAAATAAAGGATTGGTTTTTGAAATTGATTGCACCAATAGACGGGTTTAAGGCTGCTTTGGCAGGTATTGGATGTGTTATCACCAATTATATAGTTGCACCTTTCAAAGCCCTGTTTAAATTGATGAAGGGTGATTTTTCGGGTGCTGTTGATGAATTTAAGAAGGGGTTTGATGTAATGGGTAATTATGCAGAAGGAAAGAACGCTTCAATCGCTGCATCAAATGCTGCACGCAATAAGAAATTTGTTGAAGGTGCTTTGGCAACTACTGATACCCTTATTAAGAATAATGAAGCAAAGTATGGTTCTGATTACAAGTACACTGAAGAAGGAAAAAAACTATATCAAAAATATTATGCTTATCAGTTGAGTTTGGCAAAGGATGATAAAGAAAAGTTTGCCGAAATACAGCGTGAAAAGTGGGCTTATGATAGAGAATTAACCGAAAAACAAACAGAAGCCAATAAGAAAAAAGCTGAAGATGCTAAGAAAGCAGCAGAGGATGCAAAGAAGATTGCTGATGAAAGAAAAAAACAATTGGAAGAATACAAGAAGTCTTTGGATTCCTTCAACAAAGATACTTATGCTTTATCAATAGCTAATGAAGAAAAGTTGATTGCTGCACAAAAGAAAGCAGCCAAGACTTCTAAGGAAGTGTCTTTGGCTTATGGCAAAGAAGCCGAGTTGCTGAAACAAAAGAATGAAGATGAAAAGAAAAAGGTTGAAGAACAATATAATGAACTGATTAAAAAGGCTGAAAAACTAAAACAGGACACACCCAAGATAACTGAAGCCAAGAACGCACGTATAAAAGAGCTTGAAGAACAACAAAGGGCTGATTTGGTGACTTTAGAGACTGAAAAAGCGGAAACTATCAACAAAATTAATGAAGATGGTAAGAAGAAAAAGGTTGAAGAAACACAAAAGGCACTTGATTCTGAATTGAAGTTGATGAACTCACACTATTCTTCAATTCAAGACCTTACAAAAAGTGCAGTTAAGAAAAGTGGTAAGTTCGATTTGATTGATGTGGATGCAACCAAAGCCAATTACAAAAAGATTGGTGAGGAATTAAGTAAGTATTTGGATAATCTTAATTCATCTAAAGACCGTATCAGTAAGTATTATGACGATATGGCAGGGTTATATTCTAAGGATTCCCAAGAATTTAAGGATTTGCAGGATAAGAAACAGGCTGCTTTGAATGATGTTGAATCAAAAATAAAAGTTACCAATAAGAATATTGAAGATAATACACAGGCTTCAACCCAAACCCAACAGCAATATTATTCTGATTTATCAGAAAAGATGGCTAAAGCTTTTGAAGGCGTGAATGAACTTCTTTCAGGCGCATTTGATGCCGCACAAAGCATATTTGATATGCAAATGGAAGAAGCACAGGCAAAATTAGATGAAGTAACTGAAACTTATGATTCAGCAGTTGAAAAGAAAGAAGAATCAAATGCAAGGTTAGCCGAATTAGAAGAAGAAGCCAAGACAGCAACAGGTGGACGTGCGCAAGTGGTACAGGAACAGATTTCAAGGGAAATGGATAATAACAAACAACTTGCAGCACAAGAAAAAGAACTTGCAAAAGAAAAAGAAAAACGTGAAAAGGAAGTTGCCAAGATTGAAAAGAAACAGAAGAAAACCCAATTGGCACAGAACTTAATAACAGGTATTGCACAGACAGCATTAGGTGTAACACAAGCTTTAGCAAGTTCACCACCACCTGTTTCATTTATAATGGCTGCATTAGTGGGAGCCATGGGCGCAATCCAAACGGGTATTATTGCTGCACAAATGGCGAAACTTGAAAAAGGTGGTTTACTTAATGGTAAACGACACTCACAAGGTGGTATTCCTGTTGGAAACACAGGAATTGAAGTTGAAGGTGGTGAATATGTTGTGAATCGAGTTTCAACTCAAAAGAACTTAGGTTTAATTGAATATATCAACACCTCACATAAAGAAGTACAGGTTAATGATGTTGTTTCCTACTTCAACAGGAAAGGCAATACTTCAATCACACCTGCACCCACATTTAAGATTCAATATGAAACAGGCGGGCAATTGGCAAATCTTGATACTGTTGGTGCTGCAACAGGTACAGATAACAGAATATTGGAAGCAATTAATTCAATTGATTTTAAACCTTCAGTTTCAGTCAAAGAAATACAGGATGTACAAAGCAGAATGACTTCAGTACGTGAATTGGCAGGTGCAAGTAATTGAAAATAGTTTATAAATAAGGTGATATGGGTAACTGTATCACCTTTTTTTATTTGAAATTATCTATTATCAAAAATTGATAATGGCTAAAATTCCAATATATGAATGTAAAGTTGATGAATCACTGAATGATGTAACGGGGATTTATGCAATTTCCTTTGTTGATGAACCTGCTGTTGAAGAAAATTTTGTTGCTCTATCAAAACAGGCAGTATTATTAAACAAAGATACTAAAAAGCAAATCCTTACAGGTGTGGTTTTGAAACCAAATCAACTGATATACCGATTGGACGAAGAGAACCAACCCTACTATATTCAATTTTCAGAAGTTGAAATTGAAAAGATTTCCCACAAGATGATGAAAGCAGGATTGGCTTTATATCACACTACACACCAACACGAATCCGAATTGAAAGGTAATTACTTAACTGAACTTTGGATTGTAACCGACCCACAGAATGACAAATCAAATGCTTTAGGCTTCAAAGATTTACCCAAAGGCACATTAATGGCTTCTTATAAAGTCACTGATAAAGGTTATTGGGATAATGAAGTAATGACAGGAAAGGTAAAAGGATTCAGTTTGGAAGGTTTTTTCAATCAAGAATTAAAACTAAATAAGACAATAAAGAAAAATAAAATGACAAAACACAAGAAAACAAGCCTTTTAAGTAAAATAGGCAAGTTCCTAATGGATATTGAAGATGTAGAAAGAACTGATGCAACCGATTCAGGTGAAAACGTTAGAATCTACCAATTGTATGATGGTAAAGAAGTAATGGTTGATGAAGATGGTTTTGCAACTATTGATAACGAGCAAGCACCTTCAGGCGAACACAAGCTTTATGACGGAAACACATTAGTTATTGATGATGCAGGTCAATTTGTTGAAGTAAAACCTTCTGCTGTTGCTGTAACTGAACCTGCTGAAGCCGTTCCTGCACCTGTTGATGTTCCAAATGAAAATCCTGCACAATTAGCTTCAGTAGATGAAGAAGAAAAGAAAGAAGATGAATCTGTTGAAGATGAAAAGGATAAAGAAAATATGGAAGATGTACCTGCTGAAGTAGATGTTGATGCTGTTATGGCTGAAAACGAAGCATTAAAGGCAAAGGTTGCTGAACTTGAAGCCAAGATTGCCGAATTGGAAGGTACAGTTGAAACTAAAGACACTGAAATTACTGAAATGAAGAAAGTAACACCTTCTGTTTCCCCTGTTGTTCCAACCGCATTAAATGCAACAGCAAAACCATTTGAGAAAATGACACGCGCAGAACAGATTGCTTATCAATTGAGGATGAGCAATAAATAAAATAGAAATTATCTATTACAAAATAAGAAAAGAAAAACACAAAATAGAACATGGCAGAAATGTACGATATTACAGGTATTAGTTATCAGGCAAGCAGACAACCTGATTGGTTCACCAAAGCCTTATTTGCAGGAAAGATTGTAGAAGGAAATTATGTTAGAATAATTCCTAATGTGAAAAAGTCAACATACTTGAATATGTTGGATTTAGACGGAAATATATTACAAAAATCAAATAACGATTGTGGTTGGAATCCAACAGCAGCTTTGAAATTATCTGAAGCTTTAGCAACTGTAACCGATTATAAGATACAATTAGAAGATTGTATTGAAAAATTTGAATCAACTTGGTTGGTTGACAAGATGAAGGCAGGTGCAAATGTGGATGAAATGCCTGCAACTTTAGGTGAAGCTTCACTTGATATTGTTGGTAAATCTGTAAATGCAGATATTGAAAGAATGTTATTCGGTGGCGATTCAGCTAATGATAATGAATTTGATGGATTTGTGAAAATCTTGAATGATGCAGCCGATTCAATTAAAGTTTCAGGTTCTACTTTGACTAAAGCAAACATTATAAATGAATTAGAAAAAGTATTTATCGCAATTCCTGAAGCAGTATTACAGCAAGGTGAAGATAAAATTAAAATCTTTGTTTCTTATAATTCATACAGAGCGTTGAAAATGGCTTTGGCGAATGTTGAATCACAAGTAATTGCTGCTGCATTTACAGTTGATGGTGGAACTATCCGTTACTTAGGTGTTGAAATTGTGCCTGCTGTTGGTATAAGAAACGGTCAAATGGTTGCTGCAAATGTAGATAACTTGATAATGTTGACTGACTTAGTATCAGACTTTGCAAATATTGAATTAGGCACGTTCCCAAAACCAAATGAAAACAGATTATGGGTTAAAGGTGCTTTAAAAGTCGGTGTTGCAATTGCTTATCCAAGTGAAGCAGTATTATACGCTTAAATCTAATATACAGGGGTTGAAATATACCCCTGTTTCAAAAAAATAAGAAAAGAAAAACACAAAATAAAATGAGTTGTAAATTATCAAATAATATAACACGTGATTGTATGTACCGTGTGGCAGGTGTTAAACGCTTGTATTTGGCGAATTTTGATGTTGCTAACAAGTATGAACAAGATGCTGACGGTGTAATTTCAGCAATCACTTTAGGCACAGGACAAAAAGTATATCAGATGGAATTTGCTGATGGTACTGCACAGTGGACGGACGATTTAACAGCAGGTGGAAATAGTAACAAATACCGCACACATACTTTAACCTTCATAATGACAGAATATGATACCAATATCCTTAAAGAAACACAAGCTTTAGACTTAGGACGTTATACAGCCTTTGTGGTTGACAATAACAACAAAGTTGTTTGTTTGGGCAGATTGAATGGTATGGTTGCAAGTTCTGATAATTATGCTTCAGGCGCAGCAGAAGCGGATGCAAACGGTTTTACAATCGTAATGGCAGGTATTGAACAAGAAGTTGCACAATTAGTTAAAGACGAAGAATTAGTAAGAGCATTACTTCAACCTACTGTTGTTGTAACTGACTAATTGAATTGAAAATAGTTTATATAAGGTGATATGACTTAGGTTGTATCACCTTTTTTTATCTCTTTTTAAAAAGAAAATGGATTGTAAACTAAATAAAGACTTAACAGGTGATTGCAAATACTCAATTTCAGGAATTCATTCACTTTGGGTTCTTAATATTGATGATTTCCAAGTATATGAGTTTAGAAATGATAAGTTATATTCTGAAATATATGTTGATAACATATACATAAAAGGTAAATGGTATGAATTGCAGACTATTGATGATTCAAAGTTTACTGAAAAGTTTGCAAATGGCGGATATACACAGGAACTTACCACTTATATATCAAAGTTTGATTCAGAAATACAGGCTGAAATACTAAAGACCAATAAAAGAAAGTTCTTAGTTCTATTCCGAACTAATGAAGGACGTTATTTCGTATATGGTTCTGATGGTGGTGTTCCACTTATTTATACAGCAGAAACAGGTGCTAAAGGTTCTTCAATCGGTTATTCAGTAACCTTATCCAAGAACAGCCAATTTCCATTATTTGAAGTTAATCCTGATTATATGGTTAATGGTGGCGGTGCTAAATTCCAATATTTGCCTGTGTTTGAACCGATTTATTGTGAATTGAACGCTTCAAATAAAAACACAGGTTATCAGGTTGCCACTTATGCTTTGAAACAAACTATTGATAAAGGTGAAGCACTTGATATTAATGGCGATTTATGTTCCATATCGGGAAAAAAACAGGCTATTGTGATACTTCAAGGTAAATCAAACCCTGATTCATCCAAATATGAATTAGAAGGCACTTTTACACCTGATTCTGTATTGAAAGGTGGTAATGTGGTGAAGAAACTGAATTACATGGAATGCAGACCTGAAATAACAGGTTCAATTACTGCAACACCCAATCTTATTATTTTAACAAGAAATATAAGAACCAAGAATATTACCATAAATTCACAGCACGATTGGAAATTAATTCAGGCAAGCGATAAGGCAACCTGTAATACAAATGAAGGTGGTGCAGGTTCTTATGCTGTAAGATTTGATAGAAACACCAATTATGGAAATGGTACATTCAAATTCAAAAACACTTATACACAGGAAGAAATTGATGTAAAGGTTCAGAATTTGGTGTTACAGTCAACAGGTATGGATGTTATAGGTGAACAAGTTACACCCACTTCAAACGGTGTTATTTGTTCAGCAGCAGGATGTTCAATCAGGTTATCAATAATGTGTGCAGGTGGTGCAGGTACTTATTCCTTATCAACCAATATTTCACATTCTAACTTTGTCACATATACGGCAAATACCAATTCATTTGAAATAAGGGTATTAGAATCAGATATTGAAGAAGAAAAGACTGCTGTATTTACATTAACACACGATACTTCAAGTGATGAAAAAATTATATTTACCGTAACACAGGAAGCAGCAAAGATTATAAAAATTCCTGATTTCAATTTCCTAACATACAGATATAAATGGACTGCTGAAGATGGCAGGGACTTAGACACTGCAACAGAGTTGGTAAATAGTGGTTTGGTGGATGCTTCAGGTACTACAATTGATGGTTTGGCTGTTGGTTGGAATATGAAAGGGAACAGTAACACAGAAGTTACCAAATACCTTAAATATGGTGGTGATAATCGTGATTCAGGTAATGAATGTACCTTTATTGATATGTTGGCACTTTGTTCTGAAGAACATTTGCCAAATCTACCTGACAAGATATATGTTGATATATATGCTAATTGGTACGGAGAAAAAAGAAATGGTTATATGACCTTTGAAATAAAAGCTTATAAAGGTGGCGAAATGGTACAGGATGGTTATAATTTTAATAATGTTGGTGGTGAAGAAGTATATTCAGGGGAACAATCCAAATTTGTAAAAGCAGCCTGTACTTCAAATCATTCCACATATAAAACAGATTATACTTATGTGTGTCGGGTAACATACGACAAGTTAACCCGTGAAGCAAGTATTGCAATACAAAGTGATGATTCAGGTAAAGATTGCCATTAATAATAATTTTATCTATTATCAAAATTAATAAGAAATGTTGAAAATAAACACGACAAGTAAATATGCGGAATTTAAATCAGATATAAAATCTGATTTATACCCATTAAACGAAATTTCATATACAGTTGAAAATAAATCTGAAACAGTTTCATTTTACAACCGATTTTACAATAAAATAATGACAGAACAGATTTCAAACATACAAGTGAATGATGTTCCTGTTACCCGTGATAATATCCAAGAATTATTATCTGTGTTGTTTGCTGCTAATGAAGGTGGTGGCGGTGGTGGAACTGTTGACCTTTCAAACTATTACACCAAGCCTGAAACCAATACTTTACTTGAAACTAAAGTTGATAAGGTAGAAGGTAAACAACTTTCAACTGAAGATTATACAACAGAGGAAAAAACAAAATTGGCAGGATTGGAAAATTATGATGATACTGATGTTAAATCTGATATTGCAGCTAATACGACAGCTATTGAAGCCGAAGTTGAACGTGCTAAAGCTGCTGAAAAAGTAAATGCTGATACCATTACTGCTGAAGTGGAACGTGCCACCACTGCTGAAGGTGAATTGAATACCAAGATTGATACCAAAGTTGACAAGATAGAAGGTAAACAATTAAGTACTGAAGATTATACAACAGCCGAAAAAACAAAATTAGCTTCATTAGAAAATTATGATGATACCACTGTTAAGGGTGATATTGCAGCTAATACAGAAGCAATAGAAGCTGAAGTAACACGTGCAAAGGCTGCTGAATCAACACTTAATAATAAGATTCCAACGGCACAAACAAGTTATATTGGGAATAATAAAAATTTTGTTTACTCTGAAGGAAAGACAGGCAGCACAAAAAATGTAGTATCTAATATAAGTATAAGTAGTTATGAATGGGGTGTATATATTATTCCTCGTAAATGGGGTGATGAAAGTAGTCTTAAATCTGTTGAAATTCCATGTGCAACTGAAAAAAATGCAGGAGTGATGGCAAATTATGATAGAATTAATATGAATTATTTGTTGGGTTATGAGGAAATTACCCCTGATGAAAGTGGTAAATTGCAATTGTTGGATAATAGAATAACACAATATACTGTAATTACAGGTGATACACGTATTAGTTTACCTGTAAATCTTTATAATGATATTAAAGAATTTCATTTAATATTTGAAGGTGTTACAGGTAGTACAATTACTTTTCCTTATAGTGCAGTTTGGAAAGAAGCACCCACTGAAATTGTTGAAGGTGCTACTTATGAATTCATATTTACATGGATTAAATCAAAGAATAAATGGTACGCAGGCTTTATAAAATATGAGTAAGAAATTATTATTTAATGAAAGTACACCTGTTGTTGATGTGCCTTTGGCAAAGGATTCAATATTTAGAACCTTAATATTTATTTTCGGTTCTAACAATTCATACTACTTAGATATTAACAGTAAGGCAGCAAGTTTAAGACTTCAATATTTAACAGGTGAAAGTGCAGGTTATATAACCTTCACGCCTAACATCAACGTGAATATAACTGTTAAGTTTTTACATAAGGACGGAACAGTTATATACGAAGTAAGCAGTGGGTTTATCGGTGGTTCAACCGATAGAAAAATAACATTTGATGATGATGTAATCATTACCGAAGTAAGTAATTTAAGAAACATAAGACTGCTGAATAAATAATTTATCTATAATTAAAAAAGAAAATGATATACGTTAAACTAAATACAGATAATACAATTGAATACGCAAAGAATGTATATACCACTGATGAAGGTGAATTAATCCTTAACTTCAAAGCTAATCCTGAATTGATGAAGAAATACGGATTTAAAGAACTGATTGATTCACCTGTTGAATTTGATGCCAATTACCAAACTTATACAGTGTCTTATGTGGAAGATGCAGATAGTATTACAAAACAGTATAGTATTGTTTATCTTCCAATCGAGACTTTGCAAGAAGTGAAATTAAAAGAATTGGCTAATTATGATACTTCAGAAGATGTAAATGGTTTTATATTGAATGATAAAACAGCTTGGTTTGATAAAGATACCCGTGCTGCATTATCAACTTCAATTGAATCAGCTTCATTACTTGGGGAATCTACAATTACCTTTGTTGTTAATGATAAGGAATTTTCAATTGATATTCAATCTGCAAAACAAATGTTGGCTGCTATACAAAGATACGCTGATAAATGTTTCTTGGCTACTGAAGCTCACAAACGAGCAATCAAAGGATTAACAGAAGCCGAAGCGATTGTAAATTATGACTTTAAAACAGGTTATCCAACCAAAGTAACATTCAGTTTATAAGATGTTTTTTTAAGATGTTTGAACCCACACTACAATCAGTGTGGGTTTTGTTTTTATCTGAAGTTTTATCTTTTGATAAAATAATTCAGATGATTCAAATAAATTTCAAAGAAAACTATATCTTGTTTTCATATCCTGATGGTAAGTATTATGGTTATAAGACAGGGACAATTAGACACGAAATAGAAGGTTCGGCAATTTCATTTTTCTTACTTGATAATGAAGTTGGTGAACAGCCTGTTTTGAACTTCAATTACTTAAATTGTGAAATTGAAGGTGTACAGGCAACAGAAGATAATATTAATGATTTACTTTCAGTAATTTATAATGGTATAACAACTGATGTAAAAGTTATTTCCTTTACACTTGATTCAGATAAAAATGAATTGACTATAAAACAGAATGATGAAACATACTTTACTGTTTCATTAAATAAATATGATTTCACTGAAGATATTTCCAATCTTATTACTTTAATCAATAATGAAGTTGAGCGTGCCAAAGCAGCAGAAAAAGTAAATGCTGATGCTATTGTTGCTGTTGATGCTGCATATAAAGCTGCTGATATTACTTTACAGGGTAATATTGATGCAGAAGTAACACGTGCCACTAATGCTGAATCCGCACTTGATACAAAGATTGAAACTTTGGTTACTGCTGAAAAAGAGCGTGCCAAAGCAGAAGAAGCGAGAATTGAAACAAAAGCAGTGGAATTGGTTGAAACTGAAACAGGACGTGCCACTGAAGCCGAAAGTATTTTGGATTCCAAGATTACTTCAGAAGTAAAATCTGAATCAGACAGGGCACAGGCAGCAGAAACGGAACTTAATGCAAAGATTGAAGCAGAGATTACACGAGCAAAGACAGAAGAAGAAAGAATTGAAACCAAAGCAGTAGATTTAATAACCACTGAAACGGAACGTGCCACTGAAGCTGAACAAGCAAATGCAGATGCAATAGTGGCTTTAGATACAGCATATAAGGCTGCTGATGTCACTTTAGATACCAAGATTGATAACTTAGTGGCTGCTGAAAAAGAACGTGCCATAAGCGAAGAAACACGTATTGAAACAAAAGTAGAAGAATTGGTAAATGCAGAATCAGAGCGTGCTAAAGCTGCTGAAAAAACAAATGCTGATGCTATTGCTGCTGAAGTAGAACGTGCCACTAATGCTGAACAAGATTTAAATGATAGAATTGATGCAAATGGTGATGAAGTTGCAGCCGAAACCGAAAGAGCACAGGAAGCAGAAGCGGAACTTAATGCAAAGATTGAAGCGGAGATTACACGTGCCACCACTGCTGAATCTGTATTAAATACCAAAATTGATACTGAAGTAAAATCTGAATCAGACAGAGCCAAAGCAGAAGAAGCAAGAATTGAAGCGAAAGCAGTAGATTTAATAACTGCTGAAACTGAACGTGCCACTGCTGCTGAACAAGCAAATACAGATGCTATTGTTGCTGAAGTATCGAGGGCAAAGGCTGCTGAAGAAGTGAATGGTACTGCAATTATAACCGAAAAAGAACGTGCTGTTGCAGCAGAAAATATTATCAGAAATTCTTTGAATGATGAAATTGGCAGAGCACAGGAAGCGGAACAGGCAAACACCACTGCTATTGAAGCAGAAGTTACACGTGCTAAAGCAGAAGAAACAAGAATTGAAACTAAGTTTGACGGATTTATAACAACTTTGGATTCCAAGATTACAACCAATAAAACAGCAATTGAAACAGAAGTAACCCGTGCTACCACTGCTGAAACTCTAATCAATAAAAAAGTTGATGATGAAGTAACACGTGCCAAAGATGCGGAAAAAATAAATTCAGATTCAATTGCTAATGAAGTAGTACGTGCAAAGGCTGCTGAAAAGGTTATTGCAGACGATTTGAATGCTGAAATTATCAGAGCCAAAGCAGCAGAAAAAGCCAATAATGACACCATTAACGCTGAAGCCGAAAGAGCACAGGCAGCAGAAGATAATATTGATGGCAAGTTAACTATTGAAGTGACACGTGCAACTAAAGCTGAAGAAGATTTTGCTGCACTATTGGCAGGAACTTCAGGTGCAACTTCATATTCTAACATCAAAACCGAATTAGATAAACTTGGTGATGATTATAATTCAATTAGAAGTATTGCCGTTACCTTGAAGAATTTCCTTAATGCAGGTGGTATTACAGATGCAGTGGATTCATTTAAAGAACTTCAAGATTTCTTAGCAGGTATAACGGATAGTCAAACTTTAGCAGGGTTATTACTTGAATTAAAAAATGAAATATTAGGTGGTGCAGGTGATAACATAAATACTTTGAAAAAAGTTTATGATGCTTTATCAGGTAATACAGGTGGTGATGTTGACTTATCTAATTATTATACTAAGTCTGAAGTTGATTCTAAAGACAATACTAAGGTTGATAAGGTATCAGGTAAGGGTTTAAGCACAAATGACTTTACAACAGCCGAAAAAAGTAAACTTGCTTCATTATCTAATTATGATGATTCAGAAATAAGAAGCCTGATTGGAAACACTTATACCAAATCAGAAGTTGATGCCAAAATTGATGAAGCGGTTGCAGGTGGTGAAGTGGATTTATCTAATTACTACACTAAATCTGAAACGGATTCCAAAGTATCGGGTAAAGTTGATAAAGTAACAGGTAAAGGACTTTCAACTAATGATTTTACAACTGCATTAAAAACCAAATTGGAAGGTTTAACCAATTATGATGATTCTGATATTAGAACTTCAATTACCAATATTCAGAATATGGTTGAATATACTTTAGTTGAAAAGACTATATCAGGTGCAGGTGTTTTAGCTTTGAGTAATGACAGGCTACAACATTCAGTAATTACGAGAAACACAACTATTACATTACCAACAGTAAATAAATATACGGTAATTGATTTGTCGTTTACAGCCAATTCAAATTACACTGTTACGTTTCCTTCTTCTTTAATATGGAAATCTGCACCAACCAACTTTACTGATGGGGTTGAGATTGAAGTAATATTTACTTATAATAATTCAAAATGGTTTGCTGCTTGTATAGAATATGGAACTAATTAAGAAAAAATTTATATCAAATGATTCTTCACCTGTAATTGGTGAAGGAATCATTTTCAGAATATTTGTATCATTTCATACACCAATTTCTTGTAAACTTCCTTTCTTTATAAGAAGCGGTGAAGTGATTACCGTTGATTGGGGTGAAGGAACTATTGAAGAATATACTAACAGTGTATCAAATATCAGTAAATTTTTAAAATTCAACACTGATACTTATTTAGATGTGACAATTAAAACCAATATGAATGATATTGCTGTAAGTAGGCTAAATGTTGGTTTATCAGATGTATATGAAGTTGTAAATTGGGGTGATAAACCAATTGTAAGTGTACAGGATTCAGGATTTGGTTTATTTGAACAAGAAGAAAAACTTGTAACTATTTCCGAAGATACAAATAATGTATTGTTCACCGCAAATACTGATGCGAGATTTATGTTTAGTGGATGTACTAATTTGGTTAGCGTTCCGAAATTAGACACTTCAAGTTGTGTTTATATGAATGATATGTTTGTAAATGCAACTAATTTACAAGCGGTTTATGGTTTGGATTTATCTTCTGTTACTGATTTACAGCAAATAACAGGAACTTTATTCAGAGGTTATTTCCCAAAATTGAATAAGATATACTTAACAAATTTAGGTAAATCACCTGTAACTTATTTTGAATTCAAAGATTGTACAAATTGGGATTTAGAAAGTATGTTATATACTGCCGAACATTCATTTGATTTAAAAGCAAATAATGCAGATATAAAAACAATTCAATTGTATATGATGGCAGGTAATGAAGATGCTGTTGATATTTGGAAAAATAAAGGATATACGGTTAAAGGGTATATGGGTTAATAATAAGGTGGTAAGGATTTGAAACTTACCACCTTTCTTTTTGCCTGTTTTTATCTTTTTCTAAAAAGAAATAAATGGCAACGAAGAAAAATATAAAACTTAGCTATACCAATATAAATCTGAATTCACAAACGCCTACATTTCCCAATTTCAGAAAATATAAAAATTGGATTAATTACGGTGATAATAATGATTTTCCACAGCGTATAATCAACCTTAATAACCAATCAGCCGTAAATAAGGCAATCTTAGATAACAAGGTTACTTATATACTTGGTGATGGCGTTGATGATTCTGAATTTTACTTTGGTACACCTAATCAAACCGATACATGGGATTCCTTTATAGAAAAGATTACCAAAGATTATATAATGTTCGGTGGCTTCTGTTTCCAAGTTATAGTTAACGAAAATGGTACATCTTTTTCGTTATACCATACAGACTTTTCAAAAGTAAGATGTGGTGATTTTAATGAATTTGGAATTATATTAAACTATTATATTTCAAATGATTGGACTAAAACGGCAGGAAGAACAGCACCCGTAGGTGTGAAAGCTTGGGGAACTGAACAACCAACTAAGGGTGAAAGATATTTATATTATTATAAAGATTATACAGCAGGGTTGGATTATTACCCTATACCTTCATATTTTTCAGCAATTGATTATATTGAAGCTGATGGACTTTTGGCTAAATTTTACCGTAATTCAATCAATAACGGGTTTACCCCAAGCACAATTATCACCATGCCTGCAAATCCTTCAGACGAAGAAAAAGAAGCATTTCAGGCAGATATGGAACGTAACTTCTGTGGGTCTGAAGGTGCAAATTCATTTATGGTTCTTTGGGGAGAATCACAAGAAATAAAGCCTGTTGTTACTTCATTTTCAGCAAGTCAAAACGCAGACCTTTATAATAATGTAAATGATGTGATTTTTCAGAAAATCATTTCTGAACACCGATTAACAAGCCCGACACTTGCAGGTATCAGTGGTTCAGGTAACTTATCAGGTAATGCTAATGAAATTACTAATGCTTATATCCTGTATAATTATACGGTTATCCAACAGTTAAGACGTAATATATTAGACTGTTTGAATCAGTTCGTAATAATGAACGGTTATACAGGTAAATTGAAGATTAAAGAATTAGACGTAATTGGTAAAATCGCTGAAGTTGCTACACCTGAATCAGAAGAAAATAATAATGAAACAAATATACAAGCATAATGGCAAAGAACACATATCAACCAATTGTTTTAATTAATGAAGCGTTATTTAAACTTCATTCCCCTGTAACGGATAATACGGTTATTACTGAATTTATTCCATATCTTTCAATAGCCCAAGAACTTTATATTGAACCGATAATTGGAACTGCACTATCTGAAGAATTGAAACAACAAATAAGCACCAACACACTAACCCCTGAAAATGGTGATTTAATAATCAAGATAGCACCCGTATTATCATTCTATACGGTGTATCAGGGATTACCCTTTAAATGGGCTACTGTATTGAATAAGGGTATAACCGTGCGTGAAAGTGAAAATTCCAAAGCAGTTGATATTAAAGATATAGCCCAACTAAGAAGTTGGCTGAAAAATGATGCAGAAGTATTGGCTTCGCAACTTATAGACTACTTATGCAAGTGCAGGTTGTCTTATCCGCTTTGGATGCCTTCTGATGAATGTGCGTGCAAAGATACATATAGTGAAGGTTCAGCAACCAAAAAGTTTGAATCAGGAATATACTTTAAACATAAGAATAAAACTTGTAATTGTAATAGAAGATGATGGAAGTGACGATTGGAACTATATTAGGCTACTTGGTAACAGGTGTATCTTCAATTATTGCTTGGTTCGCTGCTAATAAATGGTTGTTCCCCTTTATTAAAGAATGGTGGGAAAAGAGAAAAGAAGATGCTAAAATTCAAGATGAACGGGACTTGAATGTAAGAAAAGAACTACTTGAAATTGATAATTCAACTGATGATTTATACAAGCACCGTGTGGAATGGTGTTTAAGTCAGATAACCGTATTAGAAGGTAAGTTGGATTCCAAACAGAAAGAGATAAACGATTTTATGAAGGAATTGGAAAATCTAAGGGGAATAATCGTAAATCTTCAAACCCAAATAATGAATAATAAACTTGAAATAAACAAGTTACAGGGCTATTGCTGTAAGAACTTGGATTGCAAGTATAGGGTAAAATGTGATTGATATGATGAAAAATTTAGTTGATAATTTTATAAATATATACAAGCAATATGACGGTAAGTACTGTGCTAATGATTATGTAAGTATTATGGAATATTTGAAAGAAAAGGACATTCTACCTAAAGAATACGTTATTGAACCTTATAATCAGTATCAGATTGAATTAAATATAGATTTATTTGAATATTATTCAAGGAATGATTTGTTATAAAATTGGTAATGAAAAAGTGGTAAGTTTGTTTCCTAAGTCGTATATTTGCTAAAATAGATGATTTATTTTCACATATTTATTTACTTTTGAAGCTAATCAGATATTTATTTATATAAAGGTTAGGGAGTTGCAAGCCTTTGACCTTGATAGTTGAAATTCAATAAAGTGTTATTGAATTAATGGTACAGGTGGATAGTTTTGTTGTAAGTTCCAATTCACCTGTATCTTCAATTATCTAAAATTGGAAATACAACAAGATAATAAAAAATAAAATCAAAAAATATTATGGAACTTACAAAAACAACTGCTGTTGAATCAACAGCAAAAATTTCTTATCAATTTACAGCCGTACCAACCAATTTAATCTACTTGTTGGATTCAGACTGTTTCAAATTACTTACATTATTAATACAAGAACATTCTTATTGGAATAGTAAGAACAGGCTTGAAGATGATTATTTCTTTAAACCAATTGAAGAAATACAGAACATTTTATTTATGAAAAACGACCAAGATGTAAGATTAACTATTGAATCATTATATGTGAATGGTTTTATTGATGTAGTAATGTTAGGAAAGAAACATCAATCAAATAAATTCAAAATCAATTGGAATAAGATTCAAGAATATGATAATATTTCAATCACTGATATAATCAAATTTCATTCGCCAATTACCAAGATGAAAAGAGGTACAAAATGTACTTATACAAACAATACAGATTGTACTACAAAATGCACTACTAATTGGACTACAAATTGTAGTCCAAATTGTACCCCCACTTTAGATAATATAGACAAGTTAGATAATATAAATAATAAAGAAAATAATATATATAATAATACTATAATAGAAAATGAAAAAAACTTAGAAGTAGCACCTTCAGCAGAAGCAGATGTAAGCACATCTACTTCAACTGAAGAAAACAATACAGTAGGTGTTAACACAGAACCCTTAAATAAAGAAATTTACACTA